CTGTAGATCAAGTGAGGCTTTTGCTAAGATTTTAGTAGACAGAAAGCCCCCTGAGTTTTAATCTTAACAATGACCTTCGGGCAAAGAAAAAATATGGACTTTTAGCGCGAAAGGCTGTTTCCAATGCGTGCGCAGCACCAGTAGTATTCCCACCAGGCCCGTATCTTATGTTAATAAGCGTGTGCTACTACGGGCGGAGGCACAGCACACCGCCCATACTATGCCGAGCCATGCGAGGCATAGTATGGATGGCGGTGCTGTGCCGGAGCGGTCTATGCCCGCAATACGAGCGGGCTTTATTCCACTGGAAGCGTAGCAAGCCAGCGTACTCGCGGTGCTTGCGGCTGTGGCCAGTGAAGCGTGTGCTGTGTATGGTGTGTCCGCAGGAGGCGTACGTCCTAGTGTGTAGGTGGTGCCCCCATTTTGAGTCACATAGCCCCTTAAAGTCAACTGAGTTTGAGGGTTTTAAGTGGAGAAACCGATGGCAGAATATGATTCAGTAGGAGATTTCAAGATGGTACAACGTGCAGTTAGAGCACGTTGGAACATTGGTCATGAAATCAAAGATAAGATAAGAAGAAATATACTTGAAATATTAGATGATGAAGAAGTTGGAGCGAAGTTAAAATTAGAAGCAACTAAAGCGGCGATAGCAGCAGACAAAGCTGATCTTGAAGAACTGAAAATTTTTATGCCCAGAAGAATTCAACGTGTTACAGACGTACCGACGAGTCAGTTATTGTCCGAACTTGCTGAGATTCTGGACCTTCCGATTGCAAAGATTCCAGGTCTCGCTAACCTTGTGGAGGAAAGCCGTGAGAAAAATGCTTAGTCCACTTTGCTTGCTGTTCCTGCTGGAAGGCTGTGCCTTCATCACTCCAACTACTGAACTCTCTGGTCCAGGTTGGCATTTCGTTGACACAAAAGATAATGATATCGAGTTCGTGGGCAATTTTGAATCTGGAAAATTTATAATTGAAAAATTGACAATCTCGAATAAGAGTTCCCCAGTGATTGAGGCGAATGTTCAGCAGATGTTGGCCCTTGTGGAGCAGCAGAAGGCTGCTAACGAGGGTATCAAGACCGTGACAGAACTCCTACTGAAAGCTATCACTGTTGCAACCCCAAACAGCGTACCAAATTGAACGGACTTATGAGCTTCTAAGCGAACTTCGCCGACGCTCTGAGCACGAATTCCACAAATATAAACCTTATGGTGGTCAGATTGAATTTCATCAGTCTGATAAGTATGTCCGTTGTGTGTTTGGTGGCAATCAATCGGGCAAGTCTAGGTGTGGTGCACAGGAGATTGCCTGGTGGTACACCCACACACACCCTTATCTTAAAACTCCTGACCGTCCTGTTACTATCTGGGTAACTTCCACTGAGTATCGAACCATTAAGAATGGTGTTTATCGCCATCTAAACAACATTATCCCTGATTGGGATATCAAAGATCGCGGTCCCAAAATCCAAGGCTTCGATATTAACAGTTACATTAAATCCCCTCGTGGAGATACTATAGAGTTTATATCTGCCAAGGGTGCTGATGAGGCCCGGCAGAAGTTCCAGGCTGCTGAAGTTGATCTAATGTGTATTGATGAGGAAGTTGAAAATTATATTTGGGACGAGGTTCAGGCTCGTATGCTCACGTCTGGTGGTCGTATCATCTTCACTGCTACTCTTGTTGAGTCATACGATTGGGTTGTTGGTCTGGAAAAGAAGGGAGAACTCAAGCACAGGGACACATTTCTTACCCGTCTTTCTACACTTGAAAATCCTTATGTTAATCAAGATCAAGTTAAAAGACTAATTGGCGAGGATGGTTGGGATGCTGATACACAAAGGTATAGGATTTATGGGAAATCTAGAAGATCGAGTGGACTGGTATATAAAACGTGGGGCAGACACCATGTGCTCGATACGTTTAAGATACCCATACACTGGACAAAAACAAACATCCTCGACCCTGGCTTTCGCGTGTGTGCGAGCCTCTGGTTTGCGACTACGCCCAAGAATCAGCACATCTGCTACCGTGAATTATACGTCCGTGAAGAAACTGTAGATAACGTTGCTGAGGAAATTAAACTTCTCGAAGGGTCAGAAATTATTGATTACAGAATTATTGATGATAAATACGGAAGCAAGTTGATCACTGGTGAACTCGGTGTACTCCACCGCCTAGCTGAGTATTATAATCTTTATTACTCCCCCGCCATGAAGTCTAAACATTACGGTATCGAATGTGCTCGTGGTCTATTGAAGGATCGTCAACTCGAAGGTTTCAATGAGTATACTCTCGACGATGGTGAGATTATTGCTATACCCCAACGCTACCATTTCTTTACTTTCGATAACCCTAACTTCTATGAGGAAATGGGCAACTATCGTATTCGACCTATGAAAGCAATGAGGAATAAGAATGAACCAGTAGACGCACCACTAAAACAACACGATCATACTTGCGACTGTTTCCGTTACTTCGCAACTTCAAATGTTAGTTATTTTGAACGTCCGCAAGTTATTGCAAAGCGGCCTAAACACAATGTAAATGTGGGGAGTAGTCTTGAGGAACTGCTGGAACAGTGGATGGATACTCGTGGCCACACAAAGAGACCTGTTCATGATTTACTAGGGAGCGAATTTTGATACCGCGACTCGGCACTCAACAAACTGTAGGGGATATTGATATCTGGGAACATTGGCTTCCTCAACAAGAGATAGCACAGATAGTAATGCTTGGTACTGGTACAGGAGTCTTTTCTAGTATACTTGAACTTCTTACAACTGCACCAGTCTTTTCTTATGATATTGAAGATAAAACAATGGGTCAGATTAAACTTGATCACGCCATACTTTTAGATGTCTTAACTTTTCAACAGGAAATTGCTGATATTCTTCAACATCCTGGCACAAGTTTACTCTTTTGTGATAACGGAGACAAACCTAAAGAGGTCGAGCTATATTCTCCTTATCTTAAAATTAATGATTACTTAGTTGTGCATGATTGGGGGACAGAGATTTTTGATGTTCCACAAGAATTTGTCCAGGTTGACCCATACTTTTATGCTACGGTCATGTTTAGGAGAGCCACAGGATGAGCAAGATAGTCGCATGTGTCCCCGTTCTTGAGAGTATGAAACCTAAAATGGTTATTGATTTTCTAGGACTCTGTTTGAGTGGTAGAGTTCAAAGTTATGTTATTGTTGAAGGCACACTCCTTCCTCAAGCTCGCAATGATCTTATTAACTTAATTTATAAACATAAACCAGGTTTCTCTCATGTTCTTTTCATTGATGCCGATCAGTGTGGCTTTAATTATAAACACCTTGATTTACTCCTAGAATGTGATAAAGATATAGTTAGCGGGATTACTGCTATGTCCCGTAAAGATAAGAATGGCAATCGACCTTGTACATTCTCACTTCATCCAGACCAATCACCAGATGTACAAGTTGCAGAAACACTCTTCACTGGTCTCTTCTTTACACTTATAAAACGTGAAGTTTTTGATGCTCTTAAGATTGAAACTAATCTTGAACCAATCTGGTTCACCAATGAATGTGCAATTCGTGAGACTTACGAAGAAGAAAAGAAGGTAGTAATAGAGGATGCGGCAACAAGAATCAAGAAGGGATGGGGAGAAACTGAGAAATTGGCACAGGTGTTGATTGAGTTTGGGGAAAACAAGAATGATAAAATGCCAATAGTTGGTGAAGATATTGCCTTCTGTCGTCGTGCTCGTGCAGCAGGTTTCAAAATATATGTTCACGCTATGTGTCTCGTGGGTCACATAAGTGAGGATGTATATTTTCCTTTAATAAAGGGGCCGGAATGAATGGAAATATTAAGTGGATTCTAGGGTGCTCAATTGCTGTTTTTAGTTTGATAGGTGGTATAGTATATCAATATGCTCAAACAGTTACTATTGTTGAATCAGCCATAAAGGAATTGAATGTTTTAAGAGTTGAAAATCAAGCCGAACACAAAGATATTAAAACAACAATTAGTGATAAAATTGGTGAGCATACTGAACTTCGTAGTATGATTTATGAGGTTGGAACAAAAAATCAGGAAGAACTAAAAAGGCAGGCAATTCTCTTGGCACGTATTGCTGAAAAGGTTGGAGTAAACAACCCATGAGAGAATACCAAACTCAACAAATTATATTGTCTCAGATCCCACCTACTGCTTTTACAGTTTTAAAAACTACTCCAGGTCTTGGTAAGTGTTTTGTTATTGAGAAACTTGTCCACTCTGGTAACAATACTACTGATGGTGCTCTTTATTTAGAAACAGCCGACGGTGTTACAGTTATGATTTTTAATTCTGTTAGTCCTCCTGTTGTCTTTGACTTTGATTACAAATGGCCAGTTAATACACAACTTGGGTTTCGTTGTGTAACGAGTGGGACTCTCCACGAGTTGATCATCAATTACCATATTGAAGGAGCCAAGTAATGAGAGAGTTTCAAACACAACAGTATACTAAAGTTTGGTCTTCAACAATGGCGGATGTGGAGGCAGTTGTCACTGCTGCGGTAGTAACAACTAAACGTCGTGTTGTTATTGATTCTCTTTGTTTTACAGCTCCTGCGACTGCTGCTAGTTCTCTGATTATTTCTTCTAGTAATAATGATGTTGCTATGACAAGCGTATTTAATATAAGTACAATCGCTGCTAAATCTTCACAGTTTAAGGATTTAAATTTTAAAATTGGTGTTGGTCTTGGTGTTTATTTTCAAGGTACTAGCACATACGGGACAATGATAATCCATTACCATCTTGAGGGAGGATAACCATGTGGAACATCATCGATTTCTTGGTTACACTGTCGGCCTTGTTTGCTTGGCTGTTGGAGTTCTTACAGCCTGCAACGCTCCCATAGCAAGGGTCGAACCTATTGTGCAGCAGACTGCACATGAAATCAATAACCCTGAACCTTGGTTAGACTACTCTCTAAAACGTGATTCAATCTTCGCAACTATTCTTGCAACTTTGATTTTTATAATCTGGAAAACCCGGTATAGTACGGAGAAGAAGAAATATGAAGAAGCCAGCAAAGCCAACGGTAAAGCCAAAACCGAAGCCACAGGTGAAGAAAGATGACACTCGTAATCGTGGGAAGCGTACTCCTTCTAAGCAACCTTGTAATGCTATGGTTTAATTTTCACATTCTTACTAATATTGTCAATCGAATGGAGAAACAACTTGAGGAACGCGAACTCGTGATACTTTCATTTATGAATTACCGGCGAAGCCTGGGCGAATCAGTGGAGCATAGCTAGTGATCATATCCAAGCTAGATTGGGACGATAATGACCGTCTCGCTCGCGAGATCATTGAGACTCAGGAAGATCGTCTCTCTAGCTTGCGAGACTTTCATAATGAATGTTGGCTGAACATCTTGTGGGCACTTGTTGGTCGGCAGGATGTTTTCTATGATCGTTATTCTAAACAACTTCTTGATCTTCCCCCTCCTGAGGAACATCGTGTTCGCTTAATTACCAATCTTCTTTATCCGCAGGTCCGTAGGAATATCGCCAAGTTAGCGAAGAAACCTATCTGGGATGTTCTTGCTGCGACCTCAGACCAGGATGATATTAATACTGCAATTCTTAACACTAAAGTTCTTCAAGCCTACTGGCGTAAACTTCGTATGCCTATCAAGTGGATTGAGATGCTTTCCTGGTTATGTTCAACTGGGAATGCGATTCTCAAATGTGGTTGGGATACCAAGGCAGGTCCGTCGTTTACACTTACTGATGAGGAACGGTCACAGGTTCTAAACGCAACTGGAAAACGAGCACCTAAGACGATCCAATTAGGTGAGGCGTATATTGAAGTTCCGTCATTCTTTAGTGTGACGTGGCAACCTGGAGTTGAACTCTATGACTCTGAGTGGGTCATTCACACCAAACTTCGTTCTAAAGATTACATAACTAAACGTTATAATCTTAAAGAATTTCCCAACTTCGATAGTTTTGGTTCCAAGTATTTTGATATGAAATTGATGAGTATGCTCGAAAGTTATCAAGGTGTTGATGATATGGACAAATGTGTTACTCATGAGTTCTTCTCTGATGAGAAATATGTTTTCTTAGTTGGAAATAAAGTTATGAAGAAAGGAAAGAATCCATACGGTGAGAATCCGTTTGTTCACTTTAAAGAGCAAAATGTGCCTGGGTCGCCGTTAGCAATGTCTACTGTAAAAATGAACAGGTCGTCCCAGGCACACTATAATAAGATCCGCTCGTGGATGGTTGAAGTAGCGAATCTTATGGGTGCTCCTAAGATTCTCTCGCCTGCGACAGCACGTCTTCGGCGGGATGCTATTAGCAACAAACCGGGTGAGATCATTGAATACGAAGGAATGATTCCACCTAAGATTATGAATCCTCCAACTATTCCTGCTTTCATTCAAGGAATGATGTACCAGACTAAGGCTGATATGCAGGATGTAGGAAGTATCCACAATGTTTCAGAGGCCAAGGTTGACCCTGGAATGAGGTCTGGTCACGCCATTGCGACAGCCCAGGATGCTGATGATAGTATCTTGGGTCCGGTAATGCAGATGGCTGATGAAGGTCTTAAAGAACTAGGTCGCAAACTTCTGAATATCCTGCACAAGAATATTGATGAACCTCGACTTCTTAAGATTGTAGGTGATTCACATATTCCTGAGATTCTAACATTCACAGGTCGAGATCTTGTTGGTAAGAACAATGGTCTCCCTGATATTGATTACTTTGATGTTATTATCAGTAGTTATTCACAGTATCCTATGTCTCGTGTTGGAATGGAACAGCGAGTTGACTGGATGCTTCAACGTGGGCTTCTCGATCCTGCCAAAGATAGGGAACGTATTCTGAGTTTCCTTGGTTCGGGAGACGTAGCACACGAGTTTTCTGATAATCAAAAACATAAGGCTAGAGCTAATGAAGAAAATTATCGGATGTCTAAAGGCAAGGAAGTTAAACCTCTTAAAACTGAAAGACATGATATTCATATGGCTGAGCATGATGAGTATATTAATATTCATAGAGATGAACTCGAACAAAATGGTCAGTTGCAAATGTTCATGATGCATCGAGATGAACATGAGAACTTGGCTGCTTTCTTAATGGTAAATAAAGAAGTCTTATTGCAACAGGCTGCACAACAGTTAATGGGACAACCGATGCCACAGGAGGCTAATAATGCCAGACCCAGTAGTCCAGCCGGCCCCGCCGGCAGACCCAACAGTCCCGCCGGCAGAGGGAGCGGCCCCGCCACCTCCGCCGGACGTGGACGAGGTTGAACTTGCTTTTGGTGAATCTAAACATAAATTTAAGAAAGCAGAGTTGACAGAAGCGTTGAGGTATGGGAAGGCTGCAACAGATGTAGTGCAGCGACTAATCCGTGACGGTCATCTTGATCCGCAGACAGGTGAGTTAAGGAAACAGGAAGTGTCCAAGGAAGAGATTAAGGTTGAACCAGAGGATGAGGTATCTTTACTTCGTAAAGAAGTTGAGAATCTCAAACAGTCGAAGAATGCTGAGAAGATTGCTGATGACCTTGACCGAGCACTTTCTGCTTTGGCTTCTCGTGATGACTTTACGAAAACGGATGAGGATGCAACTCGGCTTGTTGATATTATCACGACTGCAAACTTCTATCAGAATCCTAAAGGGAATCTGATCTCTATTCATAATGAAGCGTTGAAATTAGTCAGAGGTCTGGTGGATAAGAAGGTCCAGAAGATTCTAGCTGATAAAGTTAAGAAAATAGATGAAGGGACAGATGGGCCGGGCGGTGGTGGAATTTTCAGTTCTGACCACAAGTTTACTGGTGATGACTTGAAAAGAGGTAACATTGCTCGGCATCTGAAAAAACTGACCAAGATTGGGTAGGAGCCGTATAAATGGCAGTTCTTGATTCCGCAGCCTCGACTGGATTTGATGCAGCACTCAAGACTTATTATCTTGAGCCTCTGCGAGAAATGGTAAACAAGTCTACTGTTCTTCTTGATGAACTTGAGACTCGAAAGGAAACTGTTTCTGGTCGTAATTATATTGTTCCCTTGATTGCCCGTCGGCATCCTGGTGTGACCTCGCGGTCGGGAACCAGCAAACCCAAGTTGCCCACTGCACAGCACCAGGAATATGCTGTGGCAACCTACGGGATGAAGTACCATTACGGTGTCATCGAGATCGACGGTCCTACGATGCGTCGTTCTTCGGGTGGTGACAGGGGTTCTTTCATCGCTGCAGTTGATGCCGAGACCAAGGGGTTGGGCGAAGCCCTTTCTATGGATATCAATCGTCAGTTGTTTGGTGATGGAACTAACATTCTTGCATCTATTGCTACTACAATCTCAACTGTTGCGACTAGCGGAACTCTTGGTGAGACTCGTTTTCTTGATAAGGATCGTATTTGTTCGGTTCTTAAGAATGATGATGGAGCCATTCTTGTTACTTCTCTTACAATTACTAACATTTCCTCTGATACAGTTGTATCTTTTGCTGCTACTGGTTTGACTTGCACAACTTCCACTTATGGTATTTACGGTGAAACTGAATCAACCTCGATTACTCCGTATCGTCAGGCTCTCACTGGTCTCAAGGCTCTTGCTTTTAATGCTAACATTACAAACATGTCTACAGCTTATGTTGGCGGGGTCACGCGAGCCTCGAATGACTGGTGGCAAGCGAATGTTGATGCCAACTCTGGAACTGCTCGTTCGGTAACGATTTCTCTACTTGAAAGTGCGATCCTCAAGCCGATCAATAATCGTTACGGTGGAGTTATCCCAACGATGGGTGTGATGCCCACGAATATCTGGGCAACCATCGGTATCCTTCTGCACGCTGACAAGCGGTACTCTGGTGAAGTCACCACACTTGAAGGTGGATGGAAGGCTCTTGGGTTCTCTGGTGTCAATCTTGTCTACGATAAGGATGCTGAGGCTGGCGTGATCAATTTCTTCAATAAAGAGAATTTATTCTTCTTGTCAGATGGTGATCTCCAGTGGCTCGAAGAGGATGGACGCCTCTGGAAGTGGGTTTCTGGCTATGACTCGTACATCGCGGGCATGGTCTGGGATCTGGAACTCGCAACTGATAAGCCGGGTAATCTTGTTCGTCTGGCTGATCTTGAGTCGTCGTTGTCGTAGAAGGAGGAGCCGATGCCTGTTAAGGTTAAAGGCTGCACCAAGGCACTCGCAACACGAGTAATCAAAACTGCAGCATTGGCAGACAAGTCTGCTGGTGTTGCCGCTGAGGTTATCTTTCTTAATAGTAACCATGCTTTCTATGTAACTAAAATCGATCTCCTCTTTATTGAGGTTTGTGCTACAGCCGATGTTGATATTGACATTGGTAATCTTACTTCTGGTAATGCTTATGGTGACGCAAAGGGTATCGGGGCAGTTTCTTGTGCTGCTAATACTGTTGCTCCTCTTGTCTTTACTCCGTTTACTCTTCCTAAAAACATCCCTCTTGTTCTAACTGTTACTGCTTCCTCTGGTACAGGTACCTTCTGGACATTTGTTCACGGCCATCCTGTGGATTCTGATTATGCTCCAATTAGAGGGTAAAACTCACGTTCCTTCTGATAGACTTGATTATGTCTATCGTTATCAACTTCCTTTGACTGATAGAAGTGCTGATCTTCCTGTTGGATTCTTAAACAGGTTGAAAGCCTTTGATCCTCAACTTGAAGTTCTTTTTAATAATGAAACAAAGAAGTGGTATCTTTATCTTCTTAAAACACCGGGGGCTAGTCCTGCTGGCGATTTGCTCGTGAAACAACGCGAGCTTCCTGGGAACCCAGGTTTCTGGCTCTTTGAACTTCTGAATAAATGTATGTATCGCAACATGACTGCTCTTCAATTTGTTAAGACTATAATGGATCACAACACAAAGATTGCTGAGAAGAAGAATAAGGAGAAGTTGAGTTTGATAACTGATGCTCGTAAAGAATTCAATGAGAAAGTAAAGAGAGGTAAGGTGATCATATGACTCTAACTGAGCTTCTAGCGTTACATCGTGTGTACATGGAAGCTCCATCCACTGTTGAGTGGAGTGATGCTAACCTCACTCTTTTGTTGAATGAGGCGTACAAACACATTATCAATTATCTAACCTCTGTTGATAAATTTTATCAGGTTTCGAGTACAACGATTAATGTAGTTTCTGACACTAAAACGTATACAATTTCAGTTGATTTTAGGAAAATTCTTAAGATTATAAGTTTAACAACTCTGAAAGAGATTGATCTAATTGATGTTCGTCAGTACCCGACTGATGAGAATATCTTATATCCAGCTTATCTTGTTCGCGGTTCTGCTTCTAAGACGCTTAACTTCTTCAAGGATCACCAGATGACTGATACTTTTACAATTTATTATGCTGGACAACCAGCAGCTTTAACAACTGCTAATCCTGAGATTCCAACAAACTTTCATAATCTTATCGTAGTTTATGCAACTATACTTGGAAAGACTATAGAAGGTAAAGACTATGCTCGTTGGCAGAAACTTTTTGATGATGGTATTTCCGCGATGCTGAGCACTGAGTTCAGAGAGGAACCCTGTGTCGGAAGAAACGTAAAGGTTCTTGCGGAGTATTTTTAATGAGAGAAACTGTTGACACTTTCTTTGGACTTGATCGTTACAAAGATCCTGAGGATTTGGAACCAGGTCGTATTGTTGATTGTAATAATACAATTATAATGAACGGGAAGATTAGTCCACGTCGGTTCTTTCGTAAATTAACAGATAACACTACTTTTAATGCTCTTGGCTATATTACTGGTTTACACAAATTCAGAGCTTCCTCTTACGAAGTTATAATTGCTGTTTATGATGATCCTGATGGTCAGGAGATATATTATCTAATTTATGCCCTTTCAACTCAACAATTCACAACTTGTGCGATGATTGCTGGAAGTCCAACTTGGACAACTGGTTCTATTCCCCAGTTTTTCGAGTATGGAAGTTATGTTTATATTAACCTTGGAACAAAAGCTTATAAAACATTGATCGGAACTAACGGTGTACCTGGAACCTTAACAGAAGTAATTGAACCCTCTATTACTACACTTGACCCTTCTGCTTGGAAGTTTAATGCTTACATGCCCTCAGTTGATACATACACACATTTTGTTGCCAATCCTGTGAGTGCTCCAGGTTTATCAAAAGGTGATTATGAGTATATAATTGTTTATGCTAAAACGACTTCCAGTATTACTCGTTATTCTAAACCGTGTAAATTTATACATGGTGTTCCTGGTGCTGATGGTGTTACTACTACATATCAGACACGCATCTATATCAAACCTCCAGTAGCGGATCATCCAACTGACAGTCCACCTAAACATATTGGGACTTATTATGATGATCTTCTTGTTTATAGAAAAGACTTGAATATAGATGGGTCTTTCTATTGGTTAGTTGGTAGAGCTTCTGCTGAGGATGGTACTGTAGTTTGGAATGATACTAATAATACTTGGGAAATTTTTGATGAATTAGTTGTTCCTATTGGGGCTGAATGGTATGATACTTCTGCTGTTGTTGGTATTCCTACATATCTGTCGGCCATAACTTCTTATCGTGGTCGGATGGTTTATGCTAAAAATGGGGATATTTACTTTAGTAAATTTGATGATCCAGAAGCTATTTCTATTCCTATCAATGGACCAATTCCTATCTGTAAGGGGACTGGTCAAATTAGTGATATGATCGAAGTTCAAGGCACCCTTTTTATCTTTACAACTGAGGGAATCTATACTCTTGTTGGCACTATCGGTGATGACATAGCTTCTAGCAATTATGAGATATTCTGCCAACATCCTGAAGTCCAATGTTATTCTAACATTGTCTGTATACAAGGTAGTGCTATTTACTTTTGTGATCGACGCGAATTAATTATTTATGATCTTATGAATTATAAGCGTCTTGGTGGGCAATTAACTAGTATCTATGGTTATACTGGACCAGTAACTGGTGGAAGTTTGTTTGGAATTAAGGTTTTCCATAACGAAGCACATCAACAAATCCTAGTTACTTTCCAATCTAAGACAACTGTTCTTTGTTACCACTACGGAGAGACTGGAGCATGGACTAAATGGACTTTATACTCATCCTTTCAGGCTGGAATTGACGGTGTTCCTGTTAGTGGTATGTCTACTTTCGAACGTTCTCCTGTTTTTCTTCTGGGTTCTGTAGTTTGTCAATACTATGATACAGTCTTACCGGCTGCTTCTTTCCAGAATGAAACATCTATAGTCTGGAATTTTACAACTAAAGATTATGTTGGTGGTAATTCTGCTCTTAAAAAATATTGGCGTGAATTAAGAGTTTCATTTAGTACGTCTGGTACTCTCGCTGTTGAGTGCAAAACAGATGAAATTGGTATGGGTAGTTCAATAACTTTTGGAAACTCTGATCGTGTACGTTTAAAGAAACGTAGTAAAAGAATAAGTTTCAAGTTTACCGGAACTCTGACAAGTTCCGCAACACAAGTTCGTAGTTTCTCAATTGAGTCAGATGTGTATGGCGAGTAGTCGAGCAAAACTTTATACTCATACTGATAAGATGGTGGACTTCGAGTTTCGCCATGCTTATAGTATGCTCCAGTCAGGTGTCACTGGTAAACGTGGTCTTAAAGGTGCCACTGGTGACAAAGGTGCCACTGGTGACAAAGGTGCCACTGGTGACAAAGGTGCCACTGGTGACAAAGGTGCCACTGGTGACAAAGGTGCCCCTGGTGATGGTAGTATTATTTGTTTAACTAAAACATTCTATCAAACAGATTCTCTTCCTATTACTATTGGTGATCTTCCTAATAATTATATCATAGATAATATCTTTCTACACTTTTGGGATTGGTTACGTGATGCTGATTTAGATATGCTTGTTGAGATCGGAATAGATTCTGACCATGATTATTATTGTTCTAGGAACTTTGTTTTATCTGGTTGGGATGGTAGAGTTTTTCCAATAGCTACTTTCTTTAGTGGACCAATATGGTGGATGGGTTTAGCTCAAGAAGATGCTGCTGAAACAGTGAAAATCTGGATAACAAATAGTGGCACAACTGGTGATGGAGTTGGTTTCATTTGTATAAATTATATTCCCATAACAGTGGCGTAATCGACACTGAGTTTCGTCATCTCTACAATAGGATGGAAGATTCTCTAATTGGTGAGGATGGTAAAGATGGTTCTACCGGAGTCGCTGGTGACAAAGGTGCCACTGGTGACAAAGGTGCCACTGGTGACAAAGGTGCCACTGGTGACAAAGGTGCCACTGGCGATGCTGGTCCAGATAGTGATATTATCATTGCTGAGTGTACTGTTGATTACAATGAATTTCAGACTGGAACACTTTATCCTTATATAGATTCTTCACCAGTAGAATTTTTCTCCTCTGAAGTTCCTTTACTTATCCAGGGGATAGATATAACTATTCTTGAAAAGTTTGAATGTAATGCAGAGAAAGAAGCATTAGAAGAATTTCCAGGTTATATTTGTTTGAGGATTTTTTTATCGGAGTCTATGGATGACTTTCCACATACTAATCCCTTCCTTCGGGGTTGGGAACAGTATTTAATAGCTTATGCTTTCATAAGGGTTGATGGTTCATGGCTTGATCCTGGTCGTGTTTTTCCTTGTGTGTATACTTGGGATTTTAGTAATCCTGAATCTGATTTATGGGATCATGAGTGGTTACTAGATGCATGGGTAAGTGATGAGTTTGTTTATGATAATGAAGAGAAAGCAAAGTATAGTAATGCTCATATTGGTGCTGTCCGTAGTGTGCAACCTATAACAGGACATCTTCTATATGAATGGGAAGGTTTTCATCTTTCTTATTCTTACGAAAATTGGATTGGTGAGGATGGTGGCCTAGGTTTTATCTCTGGTAAACTCCACATAACTGTTAAAGGAGTAACAATATGAGCGGTGGCCTCTCTTGGTTACCTGGTACCAGCGACTGGTATGGAGCACGCCGGCCTAGTCGTCGGACTAATGCTAGATACAGTCCTGAACCAGAGTATGATCTTTGGAATCCCAGTAATCCAAAGTATAATGAATACTTTGGTGAAGGTGGTCTTGATTCCTATGAAACTGATTTCTTTAATCGTATCTCAGACCAGTATGGTGAAGATGATGCTGCCCGAATGGCTGGATTCTGGGCGAATCAAGAGGATAATAATCGTCAAATGAAGGATGAAGTTGCTAGTCTGATAGCTGGTTACAAAGATAATCCTGCTCTTGCTAATGCTCGTCAGCAATTCCAGACGGCCATTGACTACTGGAATCCAGAGGGAGAATCTTCTAATCGTGCTAGAGACCTTGTGAGATCTAATGCTGCTGAGACACAGCGGTTGCAACAGAATAAAATTAACGCTGCTCTTGGTGATCGTGGACTTGGTGGTGGTTATCAAGCTGCTGTTAATTCTGATCTGATGGGTCAAGCTGGATTGATGCGACAGAAAGGTTTCTCTGATGTTGAGAATACTTTTGGTTCTAACTGGTCAAATCTTGTGAGTGGGTTTGGAGATTTTGAAAGTAAAAATTCAGCTATCATGAACCAACTTGCTCAACTTGAAACATTGGGTCTTTCTCAACCTATAGATATTACAGCTTTTGAGTCTATACTACGGGAAGAAGATGACGTTGATAAAGCACTCAAAATGTACCAGGATCAAATTGATTCTATGAACCCTTTTAGTAGTCTTGGTCTCCCCGATTTTCTTGGTAACCTTCTGAATGACTTGTGGCCCATGCTTCTAAATCAGGGCAGTGAGAAATTTTTTAATCTAGCGGGGAGCTTATGATACCATTCCTAGCACAGAGAAATATTCCAGGAATGTATATGCAGTCAATGCGTGACGTGATGGGCGATGAGTCTGCACGCCAGCAACTGCTTATGCAACTTTCAAATGCAATGTCAGACCGTAGAGTTAAAAAGAATCTCGGCAAGGGCGAGTTAGCAAATCAGCGTCGAGCTATGGCCTTTGGTCTTGCTGGTGATATTCTTGGTGCTGATAAAGATAGTATTGCTGGTGGGATTGCTAGTTGGCCGGGGACGATGGTGGGGAATGTCCTAGAAGGTGGGGAGATGGAGAGTGCAGTTGCTAAGGGGATGGGGAACAAAGCTGTTGAGAACCCGAATATGCTTTTAGATTCTTCTCTTGAAAATACTCCAGGTATCTTTAGTGAGGGAAATGCTGTTGAGAACCCGAATATGCTTTTAGATTCTTCTCTTGAAAATACTCCAGGTATCTTTAGTGAGGGAAATGCTATTGACTTGAACCAGGGTATTGTTCCACCTTCAATGTCGATGAGAAATCAATGGTTATATAACTGGATGAATAATCGTTACGGTGGGACTCAAATTAGTTAGGAGTAAGATATGGCTTTCTTGACTATTGGTAGGCTTGAGAATTTAAGAAACGCGCAGCAACCTCAGCAGCAACCTCAGCAGCAATTCCAGCAGCAACCTCAGCAACAGGTTACACCTGAGATGCTTTATCAAAAATTGATGCAAATGCAGCAACCTCAGTTTGATCCTCGTATGATGGATCTACTTTATAAAAATGCTGGCAGTCTTTCTAACCGTCTTGCAATGCCAGATTTTGCAACGTCCTCAGTAGAGGATGTTGATTTGAGAAGTCTTTCAGATCAGATCCAAAGGTCTACTCAGAATATCCCTGATCGGGCTACTCTTGATACTGGTGCCGCCTGGAACGAAGTTGCTCCTATGGCTGGCAAGATGATGCGTGCGAATAAAATCTATTCTTCTATTCCTCTCGCTCGCAATCCTAATGCTGAACTCGGTATGAAACTTCTCGAAATGCGTGGCAATCTTGGAGTTGAAGGTGCAAGAGATGAACGTGATACTGCTACAAAGCAAGCTGTTCTTAAAAGTACAACATTGAACGATCTTTTTAAAACTAAGGCCGATGTTGCTGGTCAAAGGATGCAAGCACGTTCTGCTGAGACTACAGGACAGGCCAGTCTAATTAATGCTCTTTCGGGATTAGCGACATCAGCTTCTGCTGCTCAAAATGTCCAGCAGCGAGGGGCCCTTGATGTTGCTCAGTTTTTAAGCGGCCTTCCTGGCGAGCAAGCAAAGACTGGTAATATCCAGGGCGAGACAGAAAAGACAGCGGCTTTGTTACCTGGTGCTGTTGCTCAACAGGATGCTCAGACTGAGGGAATCCGTACTCAAACTGATTATCTTGAAGGAAAGGGACAACGTGAGTGGCAAGAATTAGATCTTAATAGAATCGCAACTAATACAGCAGCCAATCTTTCAAATCAGCAAGCTCTGAGTTTGGTGCATGGCCGTCAAATGGCTGAGCAAGGTCTAGGTTTTGAGAGGGAAAAGTTTGCAGTTCAAACTGATCTAGCAAAGCAAGAACTTATTATTAAATCACATCAAGTAGAAATTGAGGATGCTCTAGCTGAGACTCAGAGGGGTCTAATATCTGCTCAAGTTGCAAAAATGCGTGTTGATTCTAGTGCAGTTATACATGGTATGTCTATTGAGGATCAGAGAATTGAGTTGGCTCAACAGTTACAAAATATGCAGATAGATCATGATGGGCGTAGATTATCTATTGAAGAAACTGATTCACTTGCAAGAAGTCTTATGAATGAAGTCCAGATGGAAAGGTTTCGTTCTGAGATTAATCTAGCTTATAGAAGGGCAGAAATGGAAGGGCGTCAACTTAGTATTGAAGAAAAAAAGGCTATATCTGAAAATGCTTTCCGAGATGCTCAACGTGGTCTAATTCCAACTCAACGTGAGGCACTTCTTGAGCAAATAGAAACTTCAAGAACTGCTCGTGATGTTGCTTTACAAGAAGTTGCACTTAAGATAGCCACTGCTAAAGATGATTCACTATTGAAAGTGGCTGAAAGAAATCTTATTAAAGGTAAACTAGATGTTCTTGCAGGAGCAGATGCTCCCGCTTTGAAAGTAATCATGGCCGAAATGATCCAAATGCAGTCTACGTTAGAACCAGAAAAGTTTCAAGAATATATGCAATGGCAAATGGCGGCCAATCCTAACGTTGGTGAGTTGCTTTTCCGAAAGCAACTTTTTGAAACTATGCGCAAGAATCAAGTTGAAGTTGAGAAGAAAGAAAAGGAAGACGCTAGGCAACGTGCTCGTAGTAGAAAACGATGAATCCGATTATTTCACAAATTTACGAAGAGATGGGTATTAGTCGTAGGCCCCCTCCGGCACTGGCTCAGATTCCAGAGATGCCGTCTCCTTCAATTTTAGATATCGGAAAAACAGTTGGTCTTTCTGCTCTTGATGCTTTTAATACTTTGCTTGCTCCGGTGATGGCACCAGGAGAGTTTGTTCGCAATCTTGCTGTTGGTGATCTAAAGAACGCTGCTCTTTCTCAGATACCATTCCATAACCGTCTCTTTAATTTAAAAGTTCCGAGTACAAGTGGTCGTGATGTTCTTGAGAAATGGGGGGTGCTTGGTAAGAATAAACCAGGGGCAGATTGGGGAGACCTTGCTGGTTTTATTGCTGATATCGGTCTTGATCCTCTGACGTATTTAGGCCCAGGAATTCTTGGAAGAACAGCAAAGGGTGCTGAGGGTCTCCGCACATCCAAACTTCTTGGTGAAATTAATACTCTTAAGAATGTAAGAAAGCCTATTGATGCTGCTGGTCTTACGGGAGATCGGTTGCTCTTAGCTGCCAATGCTGAAATTGACGATATTGCTGGAACATTAAAGAAGGTAGTTGGTAAACGAGCAACAGAAACTGGATTATCAGATACATTAGTTCCAGGAGCAAAACTTACTCTTGCTGAACTTGGTAAGACCGATACCGCTCTTGGTAGTCTTATTGCTGGTATGAATGAACGTGCGATTCTTAAATTGAAAATTCCTTGGGGGCCTCAGTTTGAATTTGGTAAATTTAATAAAGAGTTCTTAACTCCTGAGTGGATTCGTAAACCACTTAGAGCATTCAATTTTCTTCCGTCTGGTGCTAAGCAAGCTGCTTATGATGTATCTAAGAGACTCGAAGGTACTGTGATGCAAGAAGAAGCTAAGATTATTGGTGGACTGAGAGATCAGTATAAGAAGATTCTTGGAGTTGATGAACTTACAGAAGGTCAGATGAATGATGCTGCAAATTACATGGAGTATGCTGGTGAACCTCGTTCTCAAGGTCGCAAGGAAGTTATACGCACTCTTGGTGAGTTTGCTAAACGTATTAAGAAAGGTTTAACAACTAAAGAAATCAAAAACTTGCCAAAGGCAATGCAAAATTTACTTTGGGAAAATGATACCTTGAGTGCTGCGTATGAAGCAATGAGACTCAGACCTACTAGAGAATCTATTGCCGCCTTCGAGTCTCAGATGGGACATACAAAATACTTTGTTGCACAGCAAGAAAAGTTAGTTCAAGAATTAACCAGTAGACTGCCGCATGGAAACCGTGCAATCCTTGGCCATCTTGCTGCGATGACAGAGGAGAATCTTGCAAGAAATATTGCTCTAGGTGCTCCTGAGCGTGTTTACGAATCCCGACTTCTTAGTTATGTTCACCATCATATGTCACCCCAAGGTCGAGATTGGATGGATCAACTAAAAGAACTTGAACAACATAATTTTAATGGTCAGATTAATAGTTTCGGAACAAGAATTGCTGGTATGCGTGAACGTGAAGTTTCTCAGGCTATCACTAAGTTAAACGCTTCTGCTAAGAAGGCTGGTTATACTGGTGACCAACCGTTCTTCTTCAATGATCCATTCCTTGCGTCGGCGGCCAGAGCACGAACCTCAGCCTTTGCTGGCATGAAGCATGTTTACATTAAAACATTGTTTGATATGTTTGGCGAAGAGGCTACTGATCCCAACAAGATTTATTCTCTTGGTGCCATGCTTAAGAATAGTGGTTACAAGAAGTGGAATGATACCAACTTTGTTGTTTCGCATATGTCAACAATTACTCGTGCTCTCAAGGAAGCTGGTATACCTGAGAGCTATGGAATTGATCGTGAACTTTGGAAAGACGCAATGAAACCTTATGAGATCTTAAAAAATCAAAAAGGATTCTGGAAGGATTATGATAATGTGACTGGTGTTTATCGAGCATCCGTAACTTCAATCTGGCCTTTGCATCTTAATAGAAATATCCTTGGTGCTTACTGGAACTCTGGTGTTCTTGGAGGAACACGGAATCCTGCTCGGCATGTTCAAGCTAATAAGATTATGAGTTCAATGATTAATAGCACTACCGATACTCTTGATAAAACAAATACGAAGTTTATGAAAGAGGCTCTTAATAGTGGTGCTGTGAAAGAGATTGCTGACGCCGTATCTCAGCAGTTGCCCTGGGTTGATGATAAAATTAAGCAGTCTTTCTTCTGGAATCCAACGACATACTTGAAGAAGAAGATTATGGATAAACCTAAAAGAACAATCTTTGATGCTATGACTCCTGGGTTTGAACTTAATACAAGAGTCGAGAATACTTTTCGACTTGCACATTTTATTGATCGTCGAATGAAAGGTGACACAATTACTGAGGCTGCTGCATCAGTACGCAAGTATATGTTTAATTATAACGAACTTTCTAATTTTGAAAGACAGACTATGCAACGTGCTGCTTTCTTTTATACATGGCAAAGAAAAAATATTCCGTTGCACTTTGAGCACTTGTTGGCTCCTCAAATTCGTGCTTACGCATACGCAACTGGACGTACAGATGAGCCGGTTGAGGGAACGCCTGAGTGGTTACGTTCGACGGGTGCTTTTATTCTTGGTAAAAATCCAGCTACAGGTGGGATCAAATCGCTGGATTTGGGTCTCCCGATTCAAGACCCAATGCAGATGGGAAAGTTAGGCAGGATTGCTTCTTCCCTTGCTCCGATTCCCAAAGGTATTTTAGAATGGGTAACTCAAAAAGATTTCTACTCTGGTCGTGATCTTTCAGAAATTGATAAGGCTCCACCAGTTTGGAAGCATCTTTTCAAGGGTGCTCAGAAACTTGGAATTGAGACTGGTTATCGCAAGGCTGAGTCTGGCTACGAAAGAATTGATCCTCGTTGGAATATGCTCTTTAAGTCAACACCAGCCGTGCGAGCATACTCGTTACCTTGGGAAACCGAGGATACTGGCGGGTCAATCGCGAATCTTTTAATTGGTAAAGTTAAAGAAACGCGACCGAAACTTGGAAAAGAAGAACTGTATTCACAACAGTTCAATGAAATAATGCAACGACTTGAGGACCGTGGCGACCTCTACGAGTATCCAATGTATTGGGGAAATACAGAGGAAGCTAAACAACTTTCACGGTACATCATGCGGAAATAGTCTTTCTTCTCTCTCCTGTGGCCGGAGCCGGGGGATAGGCGATCTCCCCCCGGCTCCCCTCTTTTATTAGTTTTATTTATTAGTTTCATGGCACGTCTCGATCCAGAGCATCTTCATCGCTTGCTCCAGTCTTTTAAGTCTACATCTCCGTCAGTGTCCACGTCGAACACACCGCAGCCCACTGGGTACGGCACGCCCGGCCCGCTCATGCACCACAGCATCGCGGAGTTGTCCACCACCGAGAAGGCTGTGCCGCTCTTCGTGCCGGTTTTCGTCTCTACCAGCTTGCCTGTGGTGTACGTTTCGAAAGCCCACCGCGTTGAACCACCGAGCGGGAATGGGATGATCGGGGTCGTCGTACCAAGGCTGGTCGCTGCGGCAAGCCCGATCCAGTCGCCCCATCCGCCAGTGGATTGCGGACCCATTATGCACCACTGGAAGTGCTGCGGCTCGGCTCCGCACCATCGCCACATCCGACCGTACCCGGCTCCGTAGCCTGTAGTAGCGTTGTTATCATCATCGATCCACAACTGCGCCGCGTCGTAGGGAAGCAGAACAGTCGGCGCGATCGGCGTCAGCGTCATTCCGTAGCAGAGGGACGCCAGCAGTACGAGCAACACGGTCCATTTCACGTTCATGGCTCCGGGGTAGGGTAGATTCCACCTTCGTCAGTCAGGATCATGGTTTTGTAATCTCCTCAAGAGCTTCCTTGTCTACTGAGAATCGCACATAATTCTTCGTTCCTACTGGATTATATTCTTTATAATCCACAATTTCTTTGTTTGATTTAATATGAACAATGGCTGTATTCTTTCTTGGTTGGATTCCAATGGCCGTAGGATACTGGATTATCAAAGTTTCAAGTATTTCTTCAAGAAGAAACGGTGAACTACACACAATTATTGGGTAATTTTGATAGTTAAAGGTACAGGTACTCGCTGCTTCAATAGCTAGATTATCAAGTAATCGTCTTAATGGAACAATCTCTTGTAGAAGGTCTGTGAGTTTCATGTTAAAAAGAGTGGAGTATGTCTTGGATTCAGGAGGATAACTTTGAAGAACAACTTTCATGTCCCGGATGAAGGGCATACTCCTTACCCCTCTTAAGAGTTCATCTATATACTTCACAAAGAAAAGTGGTTCAGACCCACTTCCTTTGAAGAATTTCCATGCTTGAATACAAGTTGATGATCTGCTATCCCATTCAACTTGTGCTAGTTTCTTACGCTTGAGTTCCATTGCCTGTTCCTCAAGTGCTGGATTACAACCGATGAGAGCAATAGCGTTCTTACAATAGATAGGTCTCATTATATCTGGATTAAATAAACAGTCCATAAAGAAGATTGTATCATCTTCGCAGATCTGAAAACTAGCATAATTTTCTTCATTGAAAACTTGAGTAAAGAAACGTTGAGAACCTGCACCGCGGGAAACCTTGGCAATCCAAGCAGCACAACAGCTATCATGAGTTTTATTGTATAAAACATATGTATTAGGCATGAGTAAGTCTCCCTTCGATACGAGCAAGTTTGACTCGTGGGGTAGCGTTCTGCTCCCATGTCATGTTGCCTAAACAGGTAACATTAAACTGTCCTGTCTTACCTCTCGGAATGTCCTCAGGGATACACAAGGCGACCCTCCTTTGTGACCAGTAACCTCGTTCGTGCATCGGAACAATCTGCATGAACTTCTCATAAAACTCAGCAAACGGAATAGCATGTCCGTCTATTCTGTAACAATTCTCAGCAATGAATACATCTAGTATACTAGCATTGATTTCTTGTTGGACTTCTTTCTGTTGAGTACTCAGAACAGGGATGCGTAGACGGTCGATAGGTAGAGAGATTTTTAAGTTTAGTAATGTGTACAGAAAATATCTGGCTTCTTCAGTAAGTCGCTCAATAAATAACTTCTTAGGTATAACTCCACCAATAGGTGAAATAGAGGTAACCACAATACGGCTATCTCCAGGAAAAATGGGGCAGAAACCAGGATTGTTTGCACATTGGATCCAATGGGTAGTATTCTGGGACAGATATGGTGTTCTACCTTTAGGGTGGATTGAGATCGTAGAAGCAGTAACCCAATCTTTGATTTTTTCATATGACTCCTTTGACTTCTGGAGATTCACTTCTTCGACTACGCACAAGACTGCTCCTTCAAGTTCACCGTTGAAACTTCCTTTGCTTGTAAGAGCAACATCGGCTCTTGCGTACCCGTTGCGAAATAACAAGGATAGTGACTCATGGAATGTTGATTTTCCAGAATTCTGAGGACCGTAGAAAAACAGATAGGGTAGAGGTTCAAGTGGAAATTGGAAAAGACTTGCGGTCCAGGTAAGTAGGTAATCTGCCCCACTGAGAATCCCATATTGTTTGCACCATTCTGCTGCACGAACAGCGTCATTTAGATTCTTGCCGCAGTGGCTATAAACTAGATCCCATGTGGGATGCTGACCTTGCAATGGCTCGAAGGCTAAACTAGCTGGATGCTTATTCCATTGTCTATTACCTGGGTATTCTTCTTGGAATGGAATGTTGACAAGTTCCCAATTATCAAGAATAGAACTTCCTAGTATCTTAGAAATAGCTCCACGTTTGAGGCCGTTTGATGTGAGGACATCAACGACGTGTTGACGATTTTCAAATGTCCATCCACTGCGAGACAGGATGAACCAACCAGCATCACGTTCATTAGAAACAAGGTGCCGAATGATATGATCCACGTCAAAGTTGTATTCATCAACTTCTTCACAAGTCACGATCCTTTCCCAAAGAGATTTCTTTTCGTCGTAGTGCCATCCTTCAAGTTGTTCATCACCACGATGCCACTCAAAGGATATCTTAAGTTTATTCTCAGGGAAAATTCTGAGTTTTGCTGGTCGTTGATAGAATTCAGGTTTCAATTCCAATGGGATTTGTAGATAAGATAATGTCTTATTACAAATGAGCAA